ACTCTTAAGTTCTCAATTCTGATGTCACGTTTTAAAACGTATGCGATTGCGTCTTCGTTGAAGATACCACCAACTTGGTTACCTGCTGAGTCATTCTCTGCAACGACCGTGCTTTCCACTAGTGTTATGCCCCCCACAACACCAACTATGCCTTCTCTAAGTGCAATATTACCCACATCTGATAGATTTGGAATTGTATTAGCACCTAAGTTAGCAAGTTGTTTCTTCAAGTTGAAGATTTGCTTAGGATGGAACACACCGTAGTATGGTCCAGGCGCTTTGTTTGATCTCAAAATAGAACCCGCTTGGAAAATTAGGTCAGCAGTTAATTCTGTGCCTGATCCACCAATTTGGTCTGAGAATGTTGAGAATAAGTTAGCAAGATCAGTATCAATCTTTTCTGCTAAACTATTACCCATTTGCTTACCTAGTGCCGCCGCTAAATCTTCAGTTGCCGCTTCTCTTGCTAGGTCAGTTAATGTAACCATTACACCTGCTTCTGCACAAGAAATTTCCTTGCTTAGAGTAGTGTATTCTGTGTTTGTTAGTGCTGTGCCATCTGCCACGCCTGCTGACGCGATAGTTGGGAACACTGGGATTTGTGCAGTTAAGCCTGGAGTTCCAACCATGTTTACGTTGCGAACTAGTGGGCGGATAACTGCTCTTTCGTTCATTACATACTGAGCCGCTTGCACCATATTGGCATATAACGTGCTAGTAGTTGAACTTGTAGTTTCTTGAGCCATTTGCTTTCTCCTATTAAGTTAAATGTTATCTAAACTTATAGTTTAACACCTTTGTTACGCATTGATTCAGCAAATTGCTGTCTATGCCTAGGGTTATTCATATCCAGTTTAGATATATCAGTTTCAACCAAAGAGCCTTGTTCTCCCTGAGCACTTCCAGTTCCGCTACCTCTTGGTGTTGGAGCCTTAAAGTGTGGGTTTTCTTGTAAAAAGCCTTTAACAAGATCAGATACTTTTAATGGATTACCATTATCATCATATCTAACCTGTCCAGTTGGATCAATTACATCAACGCCACCTGCTTCATTTAAACGAACCTGTCCTTTTAACAATGCAACAACCTGTTGAGGGTTAATTGCTTTGTTGGAACTTGCTTCATTTAGCAAAGTGCCGTCTACCTTGATAGAATGCAATTCTTGCTCGTATGTTTGTATTTTGGAGTTAAACTTTTCAGCCTGCTCTTTCAATAACGTTTCATACTGGCCACGCTTTTCAAGTTCTTCTTGTTTGCGTTTTTCTTCTGCTTCTATCAACGTTTTATAATGATCCAAATCTACGTTTTCAAATTTCTTTTCAAACTTAGACTTTTCACGTGCCACTCTTTCTGCGACGATTCTATTCAAATCATCCTGTGAGAAAGATTGTGTTTGCTCTCTTGTATCAGCCTGCTTTTCAACTTGTTGTTGCGGTGCAGTTTCCTCTGTTTTTACCACTTGTTCTGTGTCATTCATTTTGGTTCCTCTTTATATTGGTTGAGTTCTACCCCTCCTCGCTTGGAGTAATGTATTATTTATTGTTTTAAAAGAAAATCGTGCCTATTTGCGACGTTTTCTACCACCTCTGCTGGTTTTAGGCATACCACGTGACATGCTACGATCTTTTTTTCGTCCACCACGTGAAGGTTTTCTACCACCTCTTGAAGCCATAACTTTTCCTCCTACTCGTTTTGGAATTAAACTTTTTACGCTGGTTGTTGTAATTGTTACCATACTAGTATTTAAAAGGATATTGTTTTTAACACCTGTTTAGGAGTTATTTTTTGCATGGCTTGTTGGCATAATTCACAATCCTTGTGTATTGTGTAACAGGGTGCTCCTGGTAAGTCTGTGATAATATCCGTTTGATTTTTGTAACCCAAATGCTTTGGTGAAGTGCAATGACCCCATATAACGGTGCATGGAACATCAAATGCCGCCGCTGTATGATGTGCCAACCCATCAGTTGTTATAACCCAATTGGCATGTTTTACCAATGCAAAAAAATCACGAACTTCTGTTACTATGTTTATGGCACCATCCAATTCAGCATGACCTTGTGGTTTTGATCTTATCACCGTATATCCAGCATCACGCAATTCTTTAACCAATGTGTGCCAATGCTTCCAAGGCCAATGTTTGTTGTTGGCATGATGTGCATTTACTTTTGCATCTGGATTTACAAGAACATATTCACCATATTGTTTTTTAATATTCTGTGCCCAACCATCCTCATTTGAATCCAATTGTATTGGTGCTGGTTTTGGTTCATAACTATCAACGTCATGATACCAACGTTTACCATTGGGTCTTTGTTCAACAGGAACGCCCTGTAAGTCAATCCAATCTATGTTTTTGAATGCTGGTTGTTTGCGATAGTTGATTGGACGAATATGTCCATCTTTTTGTGGAGCAATCTTTTTGCCTGTCTGTTGATGTATTCTATAGGCCTCGCCTAGATACATCATATCATCACCCATTCCCATTAGCGTTTTTTTCTACCGCCTCTGCTCTTGGATGCTTGTATTGCCCTGCCTTGTTTTTCAGCCTCTGCTTTTGTTTTGTAGATACGTCCTGACATGCCCCAACGATATCCACCTTTTACTTTTCTAACTGGCATTATTCTTCGTCCTCTTCATGTTCTTCCCAACTAGGATGTTCATACCAACCTATGTGCCTTTTATCTTCTAAAATTTCTTTTCTTCTTGTTTTGCAAAGATGATGCAGTTCTAATAGATATGCTCTTGCTCTAATACCTGCACGTTTGTTTTTCTTTGTTTCAAACTTAAAGATATCTTCATTGTAAAGACCAAGCAATTCTCTTATGCGTATCTCTGTTTCATTTTGCCAAGGTGGCGGTTCAAAGATAAACTTACCCATTAGGATCGTTTAATAGATTGGCCTTTGTTCTCACAATATCTTCTTGACTAATTTCAGGATGTTTTTCTAGAATCTGTTGATCCGTGTATCCTTCCATAATCATTTCTCTGATGTGGGCTTCTCTATTTCCCTCGTCAGTAACTGGGTGCTCCATTTCATCTTGATCCTCGCTCAATGGGGATTCTTTTTCTAATTCTTCTAGTTCTTCTGGGTCATCAACAATAATTTCCAACATGCGTTTGTCAATTTCTTTTAACAACACAGGATTGGTTGGATTTGATTCTTTTGCTAATTTAAGCATGGCAATATCATTTGCTTTGTCCTGTATTGAGAATGAACGTGGATAATGAATTTCTCCATCCCATACAACATCCTGATACATGCACCAAATACGCATGATTTGTTCTTCTGCCAATTCCATGCTTGCCGCAAATGAACTTAATTTTGCTGATAACAATTGAAATTCTGTTTGTAATCCAATGCCTGATAATCTTCTTGATTCAACACTTCTAATACCACCCAATGCCGCACTTCTGTCAATTGATTCAATCTTGTGTTTGATTGATTCCAATAAACTTGAAATGTTTTGACCATTAGGTTGTAACAGATAAGGTTTGGTTGCATCTGTTATATCATCTGGTATCTGAATTATCGCACCTGCTCCCGCTGACGCTTCAGTTGAAGCCGTCTTAACCAAACTAGGATGGTTTGTGAGTTTTGTTAGTTCTGTAATCTCACTATGTTCTTCATAGATGGAACGCTGGATGTCCGCAATATCGCCTACGGCTGAGATACCCACCCCCCTGATGTTTGATCTTTCAGCATATACACATGTTGCAGGAATTTTCCCAAGTTCATTAGGAATAACAGAAATAATGTTTGCTTCATTTGGAGCATCTTCCTCAACCTTATATACCTTGATTTCTTCAGGAGTATATTCTCTAATATATTGTGTTGTTCCAACGATTTCTTCTCTAACCTTAAGGAAGGTTAATGTATAAAGACCATTTGATTCTCTTTCGTATTCCCAATCCAATATATTTTCAGGAGTAAAAATTGAAACATAAGGACGTATTTCTTGTGCTAATTCTTCCGCCCTTGTTCCAACTTGCACATTGCTTTTATCTACAATAACCCATGTGTGTCCATATACCATAGCATATGAACTTAGATCACGTAGGAATGCTTCATAACTTCTACCATCTAGATCAGCATCTTTTATGAATGCTTCTAGGCTAGGATCATCTTTAATTGAACCCCAGTTTCTATATATAGGACGTCTGTAAAGGAATGAATTGTAAATGCCAACAATTGATTTTACATGATTGTCCAGTGCATTCATTCTTAGGCGTTTTTCATAATCGCCTGTGCTTTCATAATAAAAAGGTTCTAGGTGTTTACCTCTATAATAGTCATAACCACCAATATACGAATCACTTAAAAAATTCCATCTTCCTATGTAAGTTTTGTATGCTGGATGTGTATCATATACATAATCAATGGATATCTTTGTAGTCCCTGGAATGTAATAGTCTCTTACTCTTGGCATTTTATCTTATTCCTCCTGTTGTTCCGCTGAATCCCCATCTTGTAGGTTGTTCCACGGAGTATTCTTTTTTAATTGGGAACAGATATTCCACAGCGTAGCCCAATGCATCCGCCATGTGATCAAACCCTGAATCTTTATCAGGTATGCTAGTGCCTTCTTTATAAACCAAACGTTCAAGGCTTTTAATAACCTCTTTACATTTAGGATCTACAAATAGTGTTCTTGTTCCGTCTGCTGATTTTAATTTTGCGTTTGTTGCGTTAATTCTATCTCTAATTGCAGGATGACTATTTCTCATTTTAACTTCAAAACCAGCGTTTTGTAATATACTTAAATCAGTTCTACCACCCGCTGATGTCTTCCTGGCTTTACAAGCAGGATCTGGAAAAATAGTAATGTGTGATTTTGGATATCTATTTTTTAATTCTTTAACAACATCATCAGTTGATGAACCACGCATTTTTATTTCATCAATAAAATACATGTCTCTTGCATTAGGCATAACAAATATGGCACTGGCCATATTGTCCACGTTAAAGTCTTGTCCTACAAATATATGTGATGTATCAAAACTATCTATGCATGGTTTTACATTTTGGTCTCTATCAAAATTATAGAAAACAGCACCACTCCATGTTGTAAATGTTGCTTCATATTCCTGTTGAAATGTTTTCTCATCCATATCACGTTTTGCTTGTTCAATTTCTGATTCAGGGATCCAACCACCATCCAATGTTGTAAATTGAAATGCGTCCCAACCTTCAGTGTCCTTTGCTGTTGTGAATAGATCAAAACTGAATGACCCTAATCCTCTAGGTGTTCCTGTAAACAGAGCCTTGCCTCCACTATCTGATAGTGTAGGTCTTAGAACTTCATACCATGCTTTAGGATCAATGTCTTGGAATTCATCCATAACCAAAAATCCCAATTTGCTTCCACGCAATGAATCTGGTGAATCAGCACCTTTAACTGCTATTTCACTACCATTGCGAAGATATAATTTTAATTCTGCTTCGTTTTTCTTTTCAATCCAATTTAGATCTTGTAATTTTCTTACCAATTGACTCCACACAATTTCTTTTCCCTGTCTGTAACTGGGAGCCACCAGCCAACATTTGCTTTCTGGATGTTGTGCCGCCGCTTTTGCTAGTTCTCTAATGGCAACGGTTGTTTTACCAAAACGTCGTCCAGTAATAGCCACACGAAAACGTGCAGTTGAATCAGCAATTTGTTTTTGTGCGGAACTTAATGGCATTAATTGTTTTTCTCCAATATAATTTCAAAGCCTGCGGCAATTGAAGTTGTTGCTCCTGCCTTGGCTCTTATTTCAATATCTGATTTTTCTGGTAGCACAGGTGGAAATTCCCACTTACGTTGAAATGGCACACCAAATGTTGAAACAATACCCTGTGATCTTAAAACACCTCCAACACGTCTTACCATAAGTTGTGAAACAACGGGTTGATTCTTTTCTACACTGATATTGCCTGCTACTAGATAACCTGTGAATCCCGCTGGTATGGTATAAACAGCCATAAGTGTTTGTTGATAATCCGCAAATATTTTTGCATAGGTTGTTCCACCATTTGCAATAACAACATCTCCTGTAATTGATGTTCCATTTGAAACGAATGCTCTAAAAACTCTTAAAAATTGATTTGTTGTTTCAACAGCACCTGTTGAATCAGAAAGATCCAAAGTAACCGTTTCTGTAATTTGATTGTAATCAGCATTTAATCCTTGGATTGTAATTTCTACGCCATTGTCTGCTTCTTCATCGCTATAGACCTGCATATTAACAGCACTTGATGGATATGTGTAAATGTTATCACCATCCCATACCGTTTTAAATGCTGTTGTAGCCGTTGGCAAATAACCAAACTTGTCAATTCCACCAATGTTATCATATATTCCTTTACGTATGTTAATGCCATATGGAAAGGTTGTTGTTCTTTGATTGTTTTCAAATTCTAATTTACTCATAATTAATTCTTATCATCATCCCATGGCAACGGTGATTTGTTTGCGTTGTCATCAATCTGATCCTTCTGTGATAGATATTGTTTCCCAAGAAAAATAAGCAGTCGTGTGTCTCCATTAAGTGCCTTATCCCATTGTGCCCTTCTTAAACTTTTTCTGCCTGCTTGTTTGCCTTTTTCAATAATTGTGCCAAAGCGTCTTCTTAAGGCTTCAACACCTAATCCTACCACTTCTGCTATTTCTTCTTGAGTGCATTGAATAGCCGCAAGTTTAAAAACAAGATCTCTATCAATGGTCTTGTATTTTTTCGTTGTTGGCTTTTTATTATTCTCTTCACTCATTACGCTTGTCTCTCTAAAATTTTGATTCTAATATTTCTAGAATCTTTTAATCCATTGGTTGTATCAATTTTGTATTCTACGTTATAAATGTTGCCTGCTGTGCCGCCTGAAATGTATGCTGTTGCTAGATAATCGTTGTTTGTGCTTGAATCAATTGTTAATGGTGCTGAATCACCTGAGATGGTTTCCGCTGTTACCGTAATGGTTGAAATAGTATCACCCGTTGGCATCCAGTTTGTCCAATCTAGGGTATAGTCTAACACCGCATATGGATCCTTATCAATGTAAGTTCCTACCTGATCAATTTTGTAACCTGTTAATGACGGCATTATTTTCTCCTATCCAATGGATTTGCTTCAACATCCACTAATTGTAGCGGTTGAACTACTAAAGTTCTTGTTTCAGAATCCACCGTTAATATTCTTGTTTCACGTTCTATATTATTTAACCTATTTTCAGGTTTAACCGCTGAAAACCTTGTTTCTTCTTCAATTACGAGACCTCTTGTCTCTGATTTAATTGGTTTGACCCTATAAGGATCAATCAATATTTGTGTAAGTGCACCTGTTAGTGCATGTGTTGATGTTATTGTTGAACTACCAACGGCAAATACACCCGCAATACCTGTTAATGAATGAACGCTTGGTATTGATACAACACCTCCCTTAACATGTTTTGCTGTTGCTGTTAGATCATGTGTGCTTGTAATATCTACCTGACCAAATAGTCCTGCAACACCTTCTTGTGCTGTTGTAAACACACTTTGTATGATTTCAATTTCACCAAATACATTTTTAACGGCACTAACATCAACGCTGTGTGTTGAATCAATTGTTGTATCACCAAATTGTTTTCTTA